CAAGAAATTTGTACAACTTGAGCGGTAGGTGGTTGGAGGAACACGGAATATACGTGGACAGATTAACAGAATGGCTTAAGTTCAAATTCGATAAGACAGGACAGTGCAAATTAAATGCGTTTAATGGGCAATCAGCACGCATTGGTGTCAGAACGAAATATAGATTATTTGTACCATACTACACTTCTGGAGCAAACAGCACAGATTTAGGGGAATTCTACACACTTGCCAAACAAGCACCAGATGATGAATTTTGGTTCATGGTTATGGGTGATGACACGGCAGGTGCTGAAGTCGAATCAGATTTCAGTTCGTTTGATAGAACCCAGCACAGGAAGCTGTATCGCCGTTTTTGGAGGCATCTGAAGAAGCTAGGGTATGAAGAATTTGTAGATTCATGGTTAAGACAATACTCAACACCAGTGAAGGCATATCACCGCAAAACTAAAACTAGTTTGAAAGTACCAAAAATGAAAAATGGCAAGATGACAGGCGAAACACCGACAGGCATGTCAAATTCAGTTTTTAACATCTGTGCAACAATCTATGCACATTCAATCACTTCAGATGTTAATGGGGAGATAAGAGCAGAAGAGATGTATGCTGACTATGGTTTTAAAGCAAAATATTTCAAATCAACACATGTAACCTTTCTCAAAGGTGTGTTTTTGGAGACAACAAGCAAGTGGATGTGGATCAGGCTTCCTTCCTTCATTGGAAAATTTGGTAAGACTTTAACAAATTGGTCCAATGTAGTTAAAGAAGGTAAAACACTCAGTGCAAAATGCGCAATCATGTTGTGGTCACAATGGCTCGGATATGGGAATCTTAGAAACAATTGGTTTTACAAAGAAATGCATGATGTATTAGCTGATCTGTGCAGTACATTGATTGGAGATAAGCTGCCAGGTAAACCAATAGCTCTAGAAGAATGGCAAATAGAATCAACAGGTTTCGATTGTGTGACTGACAACGTCTGGAATGATTTTATGTATGCAAGATACAAGTTAACCGAGAAAGATATGAGAGATTATATATCACTTGTTAAGTCAATTAAAATGTTACCATGCATATACCATAGTGAGATGTTGGACACAATGGTAAACAAGGATTACTAAAGGCTGATCACCATTAGATCAAACCTAGGAGAAGGTAAACTCCCAATCCAACTACTAAGGCGTAGGCTATGACGCTATGATATCCACACCCTCAATGACGGCATTCTGAGAGGCACGGAAAACGAAAGTGTTAGTACAAAGAAAATCATTATGAAAAATAATCGAAAATACGAATCTAAGTCCTATCTAGAGAAGAAACTCAAAGAGGCTAACGCGAAGCTCAGAACTTCACAAAAA